CTCAAAGTAAGATTAACTCTATGATTGATCAAACTGTTGAAAAATATGAGAATATGGTTGATGAATTTGAAAAAGATCAAGAAAATCAACAAAAATTAACCCTTGACAACACAATCATTTCCTGATAGTATTAACGAGTATGGCTATTATTTACACAAGTTTTAAGAAAAGAAAAAGAAAGAAATTGCCTCTTACTGATAGTTTAATTAAGGCAAGATCAGATCACAGACAATATCTCAAATCATTAGGTATTGATCCTGATAGAAAGATTGATAGAAAGAATTTTAGAGTTATACCTAACTGGTATGATTCTAGAAATGAGGGCGTAGTTCAGCCGGTTAGAACGCCTGCCTGTCACGCAGGAGGTCGTGGGTTCGAATCCCATCGTCCTCGCCAGAAGTCAGGTGGTACTAAACCTCATCACAACTGGCGATTAGAAGAAAGTAAAAACTTTACTGTTGCACCTGCTTACAACAAAGGGGCGTATCAAGTAATACCAAGAAAAGAAATAAAAGATATAGGAAGGTAAACAATATGAACAAAGCAAAATTAAACAACGATTTATCCATGGAAGGTATCATGGCAGAATTTAATTCTTACAAGACTGGTAAACAGAAAGCAAAGTTTCTTAGAGAAATGGCAAACTTAAATTTACCTTACGACATTAAGTGGGAGAATCTTGCACAATGTCATGAAGGTTCTAAGTCATGGCCTGTTTTCAAATCAGACAAAAAAGAAAAAGATGAAAACATACTTAAAGATACAATTGAAATATCAGAATCCTCTGGTGATGATAAACCATTAACACATGAAGAACTTGAAGCCCTTATTTAGTTTATTACTATTACCATTTTTATTTGCATGTTCTAATATGGGTATGCAAGATAGAACTGTACATAGTCAAATGTTCGTAGATCATTTAAATAATATGCCATCAGGTAAATCAAGTTATTTACTTTGGCATAATCCTAAAACAGGAAATCATGGTGATATTAAAATTACGAGATCATATATAGAAAACCATTTCAAATGTGTTGATTATACATCCACTGTAAGTATTCAGGATTCATTTCCTATATACTCAATTTCAAGTTTAGATAGATCAACAGAATTTGGAAAGGCATGTCAATTACCTGATGGTCGTTGGCAAGTCATAGAAAGGGTAATGTAATGATGCAACCATTCAAAGCAATGTTTTTAATTTTTATTACAATTTTAATTATAATACTTTTAAATATGATAACAACCCCGGTATATGGTCATTCAATGGAAAGTGGTTGTGTTATACAAAAAATTTATACACCTGATGGTAAAACATTAGAAGAAACAAAAATGGTGTGTAGAGATGGCAATATTGGTCCTAGTTATTGGGAACTATTTGCTGAATTTTATTATGCCGGCGTATCTGAACAAGAATACTGTCGTTATGTAAAAGGTGAAAACATATTTGGACTACCAGAAAAAGTATGTTTAAATGAAGATGGAACTTGGAGGTATCATGATTAAATTTATTATGGGTCTTGTAATGGGTTATATTATTGTAAGTGTCTATGGACCTGAAGTAGTATTCACCATGTGGGACGGTGCGGTAAATATATTAACACAATTTAAGGAGGTGAATAATTAAATGAAAAATATATTATTATTATTAATGTTATCATTGTTTGCTGTCAGCTGTGCAAAAACAGTTAAGGTAGATAATGAGGCAGAAACAAAATCTGGTAAGATTGAAGAAGTGCCTAAATGGTTTGTTGAGAAAACAGATGATAAAGGTTTTCTAGGTAAAAAAGATAAATTCTTTATCTATGGGGTAGGTGTTGCAACATCACCTGATTTACAACTTGCCATAGAAAAAGCAACCATTATTGCAAAAGCAGATATTGCTGATGTTATTAGAGGTGAGATTAATAGAGAAACTAAAATCTTTAATCAAGAGATAGGTCAAGGTGAAGGTAATAGACAAGTCGTTTCTGAAGCACAAGATACGATTATCAATGTTATTACAAATACTAAAGTTATTGGTTATGAGAGATGGAAAATACAATTTGCTCTTACACCTAAAGACGAATACAGAGTTTATATAGGTTTACAATATCCACTTGAAGAATATAATAAACTAAAAGAACTTGTGGAAAAGGAAATGTTATCTGAACTAAATAGTATTGCCAACAATAGTGAGGAGGCCTTCGAAAGTTTAGAGGAGAAAATATAACATGTACAAAGTCTTTACAAAGCCTAATTGTGTATATTGCACGAAAGCAAAGGCATTGTTGGACACTTTAAATATTCCGTTTGAAGAATATAAACTATCAACAGGTATTGCCAGTGGTGATAATGAAGTCACGATTGAGCAAATGTTTGAAATGATAGGTAAACAAGTCCGTTCAATGCCACAAATAATGAGTGGTGATAAACTTATTGGAGGATACACGGATTTACGAGAACATTTTATCAATGAAGGTAAATTGAACTTTAAAGGCGAACAAATACATGGCTAGAGTTTTATCGTTTCCAGATGGTGCAGAAGTACCTGCTAATCATACAGTATCAATGGAATCTGTGGCAGATCATCAAACAAAAAAGTTTGCTGATTCTTTAGCAGATGATTGTGTTATTCAAATGATACAGCATTTACAACAAGAAGGCTTGAAGATAGGCACACCAGAAGGTAATAAAACTTTTTTAGACGTAGGTATATTTCTAGAAGCATTTCGTGCTATGATATATCGTGATTTTGATTTATCTCATCCTTTTCATCAAATAACAGATAAGATGATGTATATTGAAAAAGGAGAAAAAGGTAGAAGATATTCTGTTGTTAATTATTCTGGCACAAAGATAGTGCCAATTAAACAGAAACCACCAACTATACAATTTGAAAGTGATATGAATTTAGATGATACTGATTGATTATTCCCAAGTAGCAATTTCTAACATCGCTGTCCAACTTGCTATGAGTAAAGATAAAAATGTTTTATCTATACCTATGGTTAGACACATGATATTAAATTCTATTCGTGGTTATGTTCATAGATTTAAAAATGATTATCCTGGTGAAGTAGTTATCTGTGTTGATGGTCCAGATCCTTGGCGTAGAGATATATTTGAACAATATAAAGCAAAACGTAGAGAAGGTAGAAATAATGATGACAAAGATTGGGAAAGTGTTTTCGGATTAATACACACTATCAAAGAAGAAATTAGAGATAACTTTCCATACAAAGTGGTGCAGTTAGATAAAGTCGAAGCAGATGATATCATTGCTGTGATTTGTAAAAAACAACACGATAAAAAGATTTTAATTATTTCAGGTGACAAAGATTTTCAACAATTACAAAAATATTCAAATGTGCATCAATACTCTCCTACAAAAAAACAATTTGTAGAAACTGATAGTCCTCAAGAATATGTTTATGAACATATACTTAGAGGTGATACCTCTGATGGCATACCAAATTTTTTATCACCAGATGATACATTTGTAAATAAGATTAAACAAAAACCTGTATCAAAGAAAAAACTAGCAGGATGGATTGATAGTTTAATGCGTGGTAATGATCCACAAGATTTTTGTAATGAATATCATTATAGAAATTTTCAACGAAATCAAAGACTAATAGATTTCGATTATATACCTGATGAAATTGAAACAGATATATATAAAGAGTATGAAAAGGCTACTGTATCAAATCGCAGTAAAATTTTGCCTTACATGATAAAAAATGATTTGAGAGAATTAATAGGAAAGATAGAGGAGTTTTAGATGGCTGATAATTATGCATTGTCATATCACGAAATACTTACCAAAGTAAATAACGCAAAAGATAAACCTAAGAAATTAGAAGTATTAAGAAGATACGATACTAACGAATTAAGAATGTTTTTGAAAGGTGCATTTGATAGTAAACTTGAATGGTTATTACCTGAAGGTAAACCACCGTTCAAACCAAATGATGCACCAGTAGGCACAGAGCATACTTGGTTAAAACAAGAAGTTAAAAGAATGTTCCATTTTTTAAAAGGTGGCAACCCACAATTATCTCAAATGAAAAGAGATAATATGTTTATACAAATGCTAGAAGGCTTGTGTGAAGAAGAAGCACAATTATTAATATGGGCAAAAGATGGCGAGTTAAACAAACACTATAAAGGGTTAACAGCAAATCTAATCAAAGAGGCATTTAATTGGAATGATGATTTTATGCGAAATAATACTTAATTTTAACTATGCGACAGAATGTCGCACCTCTATTTTTTCTATAAACCCTTGATTTTCAAGGGTTTTTTACTTATATTATTATGTTTATTTCCTTGACATTTAAACGAAAACCATGTATTATATACACATGAAATCGAAGGGAAACATTATGAACAACAAACTATTCAAAGTCACTTGGTTGTCTGGTTATGGCGATGCAGACGGACAATCTGAAGTCCATTCATTAAAAGAAATTAGTACATGGGGTCTTGATGCCTACATGGGAGACCATTGGGAAAAAGATTTTACCATGTTGCAAGTTGGTGAAGAACTACTTGTTGGTGGACCATGTGGTCTTGAAGAAGTTAAATATGAAAGGATATCTTAATATGGGTGCAGTTAAAAATATGTTATGGGATCAGGCAGAAGATTTTCTGGACGATCTAGTATTGAAAATTAAACATCAAGGTTTGAGAGTTCCTGAGGCAATGAAGATTGCATTAGGTTCTGATATCGCATTTGATTTAATTGGTTTTAATGATTTTGATGAGTTAGAAGATTACCTCTCAGACATAGATTATGAGTATAATTGTTGAAATAAATAATATAGAGGTCAAATAATATGAGAGCAATAAATCTATTCTGTAATCTTATGATTATTATAGGTGTATATCTAATCGTATTTACAGAAATAAAACAAGTCGAGGTTTCAAATGAACCCTTGAACATAACAATTCAAGTACAACCAGAAGTGGTATCTTATAGTATATCTCAACCAGAAATAGATACATCAAATAAAGATACNTTTGTTTTAACACTAAACCAGTGTGTTGATCATTTGTATTCACAATTACCACAATCGCAACACATACCTAAAGAAATACTAATCGCCCAGGCCGCACTAGAAACAGGTTGGGGTTCAAGTAGGTTTGCAAACGAAGGTAATAATTTGTTTGGTATTCGAACATTCAATAAAGACAGTAAATGGTTATTACCAATTACTTGGGATCAAAACAAATGGATTGGTTGGGGTGT